GGATGACGGTGACTATTTCACACGAGATATGATCCAGTATTACGAGCGCGACGAGATCGACCATGACCGTATGAAGTTTTATGTGGCGTGGGATCTGGCGATTGGTAAGAACGATAGAAACGATTACACCGTAGGCATGGTAATCGGTGTTGATGAATACGATCAGTTATTCGTGGTCGATGTTGTCCGTGGCAAGTACGACGGTTTCGAAATCGTTGAGCGGATACTCGATCTATATGAAGAGTGGAAGCCGTTAATTATCGGTATAGAGAAGGGCCACATTGAGATGGCTCTTGGGCCATTCCTAGAGAAGCGTGTACGTGAGCGCGGACTCTACCAAGCGTATTTCAAAGATCTTAAAACAGGGCGCAGAGATAAAGAAGCGCGCGCCCGTGCTATTCAAGGACGGATGCAGCAGGGCATGGTGTTCCTGCCGAAAGACGAACCTTTCACCGGCCCGTTGGTAGCGGAGTTACTGCGCTTTCCTAACGGGGTACATGATGACCAAGTCGATGCGCTGTCTTGGCTCGGCCTGATGATGACTGAGTTCAGCACGTTTGTTGAACAGGTCGACCACATTCCATCTTGGAGAGATCGCCTGCCTGGACTTCTCAAAGGCGAACGAACTAACAAATCCGCAATGAGCGCATAATAATGGCGAAAGCAACGAAGATATCTCCTGCAAAGGAAGAAGAAATTACTCGCACCCAGTGGAGCCGCTACGAGCGAGCACGGGACAATGGCCACCTAGAGTATGTATGGATGGCTAAAAAGTGCGATGAGTATTATCAAGGTGAGCAGTGGGACGCTGATGATGAGGCAGCCTTAGAAGCAGAAGGGCGACCAGCGCTTACTATTAATACCATTCTCCCTACTATTAATACCATTTTAGGTGAGCAGTCCACACGTAGGGCGGACATCCAGTTTAAGCCACGAAGAGGTGGTGATTCAGAAGTCGCGACGACACTGAATAAACTGTACATGCAGATCGCAGATAACAACAAGCTTGATTGGGTAGAGCAGCAGGTATTCAGCGACGGTTTGATTATGGATGGCCGTGGGTACTTTGACGTTCGAATGGACTTCAGCGATCACGTAGAAGGTGAGATACGAATTACCGCTAAAGACCCCCTAGACATAATAATTGACCCAGATGCTAAAGAAGCGGACCCAAAGACTTGGAACGAGGTGTTCGAGACTAAGTGGATGACGCTCGATGAGATCGAAGAGCTATACGGTAAAAGTAAGGCAGAGCGGTTGTTGTTTGTAGCAGAGAACGGTATGTCATTTGGCCCTGACTCTGTTGAATATCAAGAGACCCGCTACGGCGACACTGAGAGTAACGACGATCACTACGGCGCGGGCGTCCCAGGAGACGACGAATATCGTAGCGTGAAGGCGTTGCGTGTTGTGGAGCGTCAGCATAAGAAGATAGCGCGCGTTGATTTCTTCGTTGACCCTGATACAGGTGATCAACGTCAGGCACCAGATGCGTGGAGTGAAAAGAAGAATAAGAAGTTCGCTAAGCAGTACAACCTATCTCTTATTAGTAAGGTAATCCGCAAGGTGCGATGGACCGTTACTTGCGACCAAGTTGTGCTGCATGATGATTGGTCTCCGTACAATCAGTTTACGATAATCCCGTTCTTCTGTTACTTCCGCCGTGGCCGACCGTTTGGTGCGGTACGGAACCTGCTGTCACCGCAGGAGCAGCTGAACAAAATAGCTTCTCAAGAGTTGCACATAGTTAATACTACAGCTAATAGTGGTTGGATGGTCGAGTCAGGATCGTTAGTCGGTATGACCGCTGATGACCTTGAAGAACACGGCGCTGAGACCGGATTGGTACTTGAGTATGCGCGTGGTACTGCACCCCCAAGTAAGATCCAACCTAACCAGATACCGACGGGCCTAGATCGTATTGCTGCCAAAGCTGCTGCAAACATCAAGGTGATATCGGGCGTGAACGACAGCATGTTGGGCACCGATAGCGCAGAAGTGTCGGGCGTTGCGATTCAAGCAAAGCAGAACCGTGGCGCAGTGATGATCCAAGTGCCTTTGGACAACCTGCGTAAGTCTCGACAGTATCTTGCAGAAAAGATCCTGAACCTTATCCAAACTTTCTACACAGAGCAGCGTGTTATTCAGGTTACTAACGATAACGACCCGCTCAAGCCTCGTGAGGAAATGATCATCAATGAGGAAACCCCAGAAGGGCAGGTTATAAATAATCTGACCGTGGGAGAGTACGACGTGATAGTGACTACTGCTCCAGCGAGAGACAGTTTTGACGAGGTCCAGTTTGCAGAGGCAATTAGCCTACGTCAGGCCGGCGTTGCAATTCCAGATGATGCGATCATTGAATACAGCCACCTCGCTAAGAAAGGCGAGCTAGCTAAACGTATTCGCGTTATGACTGGGCAGGAACCACCGACCCCAGAGCAGCAAGAAGCACAAGCAGCGCAGGCTGAGATTCAGAACAAGCAGATAATGCTCGAAATTGCGAAGCTAGAAGCTGAAGTTAAGAAGCTACAGACTGAAGCCGCTGTGAATATCGCGAAGGTGCAGGACGTTTCTGAAACAAACCCACAGATGAGAATGCAGGAACTGCAAACTAAGAAAGAAATGGCAGAGCAGCAGGCTCAGCTAAGACGTGAGCTTTCTTCAGAGACAAACCAGATACGCCAAGGGCAAGCAGAAACGTCCGCAGCGACAAAGATAGCAACAACCGCTATGCAACAAGCACGTAATCAAAATACCCCCCCACAGGAACGATAGGAGTTCTTAAATGAGTGAGCAAGACGAGACAGTAAAAAACGATATAGAGTACAACGTAATGCCTGGGGCTGATATTCCAGATGCAGATAGTAATGAGCTACTGGACCTTAGCTTTGCTGAAGTAGCAGAAGTCAAAGAGCCAAGTGAAGAAATTGTTTCTGAAGATGAAGAAAGTACAGAAGAAGAAACAGAAGAAGAAGCAGAATCGGAAGAAGAGACCACTGAGGCCGAGGTTGAAGTTGAAGTTGAAGAAGAGGTGGTTGCAGTAGAAGAGCCAAAATCTAAGAAAAAGCCAATGGTTCCCAAGGCGCGGCTCGACGAAGTACTCGCTAAGCAGAAAGCCTTACAAAAACAATTGGATGATATTAATGCTGCAACTGAAAAATCGGCTGAAGCCCCAGAAGAGTATGACTTTGACGCAAAAGAAGTCGAATACCAGAACATGGTACTGGACGGTGAAACAGACAAGGCCGTCGGTCTCAGACGTGAAATCAGAAAAGCTGAAAGAGCCACGTTAGAGTTTGAAATGCGCGCGGAAATGAATCAAACAGTTAGCCAAGACCGCCAAATGAACGCTCTTCAGCAAGCTGCTAATGCAATGGAAGAGGCGTACCCCGTTTTTAGTCGGGACAGTGAAGACTACAGCGAGGATATGACTAACGAAGTCGTCGAATTACGTGATGCTTTCATTTTAAAGGGCTATGAAGCGGTTGATGCGCTGTCTAAAGCAGTCAGATACGTTGTTAAGGACAATGGCCTTGATGAAGTAGACCAAGACGCGCCGAGTTTGGCGGGTACAGCTAAGAAAACAGATGAGTTGGCAAAGAAACGCACGCAAATCAGTAAAAAGCTTAAAGCGGCGGAGTCTCAACCTCCTGAACTTCCTGGCGAAAGCTCTTCAACCCACGGCGAGAAGACGCTTGACCTCTCTTCTATGACAGAAGAAGAGTTCGATGCGCTCCCTGAAGCTACATTGAAGCGCCTACGCGGCGATACGTTCTAAAGAGGTAATTATGGCAGCTGAAAAAGACCCACGACTAGCCCGTGCAGGAGTATCGGGCTTTAACAAACCAAAAAGGACGCCGAGCCACCCTAAAAAGTCGCATGTTGTCGTGGCTAAAGAAGGCAGCACCGTTAAAACCATCCGTTTTGGGGAGCAGGGTGCGTCCACTGCTGGAGCACCAAAGGCAGGCGAGACAGATAAGATGAAAGCCAAACGTAAAAGCTTTAAAGCACGACATGGTAGGAATATTTCTAAGGGCAAGATGTCAGCTGCGTACTGGGCCGATAAGGTTAAGTGGTAATCGTGTGAAGCAGCTAGTTTTTGCGCTTATCGTGTCCGTCAACGGCGAGATAGACGCCAAAGCTACGAGCTATTGGGCGTCTGTTCAGCGTTGTAGGTACTTTGCAACTGAGCTAACCATACAGGGGACGCGCCGCAAATATGTTACGCCAGTGTTCGCTTATTGCTTGCCTAAGTATGTCAACCCTGACACCACACTAATACATACTTAGTTGTTGCATAATAATAATACCTGTACTAATATAACAATACGTTTATCACTACGACATGTGGTCGCCCCGTAGGCGTAAAAACCGTACCCCCC